ATATGGTTGGAGTGTTAGTTTTCCTGAATGGGAAAATGATGTCAAAGATGTAAATGATGCAGTTGTAAGATATGGTAAACTGTTTACACTAAAAAGTATTATAGATGCAAAAGAAACAAGCAGTCTTAAAATTAATTTGAAGAGAAAACGTTATGTTTGAAGATACAGCATTTATAGGATGTAGTTTTACATATGGTCATGGACTACAAGATAGGTCACTTAGTTTTCCAGGAATATTGAAAGGTATAAACTTAGGAGAGTGTGGTGCAAGTAACAAACAGATATTTGAAAATGCAGTACAGGCACTTGTAGATCACCAACAGATTATAGTGCAATGGACGACATCTGGCAGAGCACATTTTACAAGTACAGCAGTACCTATTGCAATCTCATTAAATGAGCCCTGGCAATCAAATTTTGAGATTCCAAAAAAATTATGGGATATATTTAAAGATGTTTACAAGATTGTACAAAATGATTTTGATGACTTTACTAATCTAAAAAAATACGTAAACATATTAGATAACTTGGCAAATTGTTTGAATAAAAAAGTTTATTACATAAATGGACTGATGAATATTAAACAGGAGTATATGACACCTCCTTTTACAAAAACAACCAAAAGATATAATGATGTCTTGAGTTTTGTTGATGATGAAAAAAATTGGATAAACACTAGTAATAGTTTAAGAAGTATGAGCATAGATGATGTAAGTGCAGAAGATATTCACCCAGGAGTGAAAAGTCATAGACTTTATGCTGATATGATAGTACAATACATGAATAAGAAAGATAAAGAATGAAAGAATACACACCAGATCTGCAGAAGTTATTTTTAGAAATGTTATTACATGATGCACAGAATTATATTCGTGTGCAAAACATTTACAATCCAGATAACTTTGACAGAAGTTTAAAAGATACAAGTGAGTTTATTAAAACGCACAGTGATGAACATGGTGCGTTGCCAACAGCAGAACAGATCAAAGCAGTGACTGGTGTAGAACTAAAGCCTATTCCTGATGCAGTAGAAAGTCACAATGAATGGTTCTTAACAGAGTTTGAAGCATTCACAAGGCGACAAGAACTTGAAAGAGCAATACTTAAAAGTGCAGACCTGTTGGAAAAAGGTGATTATGGACCAGTAGAAAAGTTGGTGAAAGATGCAGTGCAGATCAGTCTTACAAAAGACATGGGCACAGATTATTTTGCTGATCCAAGAGCAAGACTTACTGCACTCAAAGACAACAATGGACAGATCAGCACAGGCTGGCCAACACTGGATAGAAAACTGTTTGGTGGCATGAACAAAGGTGAACTGAATATATTTGCTGGTGGAAGTGGTAGTGGTAAAAGTTTATTCATGCAGAACTTGGCAGTGAATTGGTGCTTGGCAGGATTGAATGGTGTGTATCTCAGTTTAGAACTTAGTGAAGGATTGAGTGCTATGAGGATAGACAGTATGTTGACCAATGTCAGCACAAAAGATGTGTTCAAGGACATTGATACTGTTGAAATGAAAGTCCGCATGGTGGGAAAGAAAAGTGGTGAACTACAGATAAAATACATGCCTGCACAGAGTACAGTAAATGATATTAGAAGTTATCTCAAAGAACTACAGATCAAACGTGGCAAAAGACTTGACTTTTTATTAGTGGACTATTTGGATTTGATCATGCCTGTTAGTGCTAAAGTGTCACCAAATGATTTGTTTGTTAAAGACAAATATGTAAGTGAAGAATTGCGTAACTTGGCCAAAGAACTTAACTGTGTGTTTGTTACTGCTTCGCAGTTGAACAGAGGTGCAGTAGAAGAAATAGAATTTGATCATAGCCACATTGCAGGTGGACTCAGTAAGATCAATACTGCTGATAATGTGTTTGGTATATTTACAAGCAGAGCAATGAGAGAACGTGGAAGATATCAAATACAACTTATGAAGACTAGAAGCAGTAGTGGAGTTGGACAAAAGATTGATTTAGAGTTTGATATAGAAAGTTTACGTATTCGTGATTTGGGCGAGGATCAAGAGTACCAACAGTTTAAGAAACAGACCAGTAGTATCTATGATCAAATCAAAAACAAACAACCTGTAGAGTCTGACAGTGGTGATGAAGATGTGTCTAAAATAACAGCCAGTGTACAAAGCAGTAAATTAAAAGACATGCTGGCAGGATTAAAAAAAGTAGAATAATAATTCAAAAAATTACTAATTGATTTTGTCTTTGACTAAATAAAAATGCACACTGATGTGTGAATAGGCAATTTAGGCAAGATCGAGGCACATAATGAAGATCCCAAAGGACGCAAAGGCTCAAATAGAAAAATTACTTGGCAGATTCATAAGGCAAATACCAAACTCCACCGAGTACCAATCTAGGCTGATCGAAGAGTTAGAGATTATCATCAAACTCCGGTTCACAGATTACTTCATAACAATTTGCGACGTATTAGAATTAACAAAAGACATCACCCACATGACCAGAGGTAGTGCAGGGTCAAGTCTTGTGTGTTACCTTTTAGGTATTACAGATGTTGATCCTATTCGTTGGCAAATTCCACTAGCACGATTCCTAAATCCATTAAGGGATGATTTACCAGACGTAGATATTGACTTTCCTCACTGGCAACAGGGTACAGTTATGCAGAGAATATTTGCACACTGGCCCAATAGGAGTGCTAGGATAAGCAATTATGTTATGTACAAAGAGAAAAGTGCAAAACGTGAAGCGGCCCGTAGATTGGGTGCGTCTGGTAGACTTCCTAGAAATTTTAAATTCGAAGATTTAGATATAGACAAGGAAGAGGCAATGAGAATACAAAAAAAACTACTAGGTAAAAAAAGAGCAATATCAAAACACTGTGGAGGAGTACTAGTTTTTAAACACAAGTTTCCAAAAAGTTTAGTGAATGCAGATCATCAGATACTGTTAGACAAAAGAGAAGTTGAAGACTTAGAACATTTAAAAATAGACATACTTGCAAATAGAGGACTCAGTCAACTGCTGGATATAGATCCAGAAACACCATTAGAAGCATACCCAGAAGAAGATTATGATACAAGTCAAATGCTTTGCAATGGAGATGTTATAGGAGTTACACAAGCAGAGTCGCCAGCCATGCGAAGATTGTTTCAAGCAATACAACCAAAAAGCAAAAATGATTGTGTGTTTGCTACAGCACTGATAAGACCAGTAGCAACTACAGGTAGACAGAAAGCAAGTTTCTTTCAAGATTGGACAGAACAAAGATTAGATGATACTATTGTATATGAAGATGATGCAATACGCAAGATATCCAAACTTATAGGTTGTGATATGTATGAAGCAGATATGTATCGTCGTGCGTTTGCCAAACGTGACGAAGAACGTGTTATGCAGTTTATGGAACGCATGGGAGACAGTGAGAATAAGGCGGAGATTATACAAGAATTATACGGACTGGGTAATTTTGGATTGTGTAGAGCCCATGCAGTAAACTTGGGTAGATTAATCTGGGCACTTGCATATCAAAAGGCACACAACCCAAAACAGTTTTGGAAGTCAGCACTGAAACATTGCCAAGGCAGTTACAGACGTTGGGTACACAAAACAGAAGCCAAGAATGTAGGATGGGATCTACGTGAACTAGGATATCCAAATGGCATTACAGAGTCACCACAAACACAATACAAACGTTATGGTTATTGGACACAACCAGAATTTATGCCTAGCATGTTTGTGCAAGAAACTTGGGGTGAAAGAATAAACTTTGCAGGACTGGTAGCAAATGGTAGAGTATTCAAAGGACCAAAAGGTCATTATGTAACTTTTGTAACACTAGGAATAAACAACGGTGAATACATAGATATAACAATTAAAAAGCCTTTCAGTTACAGAGACCACGATGTAATTGTAGGCAGTGGAAAAGTTAAGATAAGTAATAACAGCAAGTATGTAGAATGTTATGACGCTAAAGGTTATGGCATAGGTCAATACATCAATTAATGGAAAAAAATGAACAATATACACTGTCCGCTTGCCGCCGGTGCATTATCTATAGATATCAAAAGCACAGATAAAATACGACTACAACAATGTTGTATTAGACGAGGACCGTATCCTGATGATCATCCTAAATCAAATCGTATTAATTTTTTTGGACGTCTAGAAGTAGAACACGGTGAGAACGTATGGAATCAACCTGATCTGCAACTGCTAAGAGATAAGTTTGATAGAGGAGAGTGGGATACAGGTTGTTTGGTTTGCAAAGCAAGTGAAGATGCAGGCGAGTATGAATCTAGTTATAGATGGGAAAGTTTAAAAGGTTTTGGACATGTAAAATCTAATATTTCTGGACCTGTAAGATTAGATCTACAGTTTGATATAGGTTGTAATTTTGCATGTAGATCATGTGGTCCGCATTTAAGCACATTTTGGCAAAAACATTTGAAAGATAATAATATTTCATATATAGGACCAACAGCAACAAATGATGCAGATAAAATGATTGCAATACTTGATGATCTAGATCTAAGTAATTTAAAGAATATTACTTTTTGTGGTGGAGAAACACTACTAGGAACTGGCTATTGGAGGGTCGCTGATTACATTGCAAGTAGAGTACCTAAAATTTGTAAAGAACAAGTAAAGTTATGTTTTCAAACAAATGGTAGTCGACCTATACCTAAGTATGCACATGAAATACTGGAAAAATATTGGTTAATACAGTTAAATTTTAGTATAGACGGTGTTGCAGAACAATTTGAATATTTGCGTTGGCCCGGAAAATGGGATCAAGTCACAGCAAACATGTTAGATATGAGAGATAGCATTCCACCTAATCACATGTTTCTAATAGAAGAAACAACAAGTATTTTTAATTTACCATATAGAAATAGACTACAAACTTGGCGTGATGAAAACTTCAGTGAAAATAGGATGGGTGATATAGTCCATTTTACAAATCATTATGCAAATGGATCATTTGCTCTAAGTAATATGACTCAAGAATACTATGATGACTTTAAACACACACCAGGAATGCCTTGGAAGTTTAAAGAAAATTCTCATAAAATAAAAACAATGATAGAAGAAATAGAAAAGTTTGATAAAATCAGAAATCAAAATTGGTTAGATACATTTCCAATACTAGAAAAATATTATGCTAGGTATTTGTAAACAGTTCATACACCTCAGGCATTTTGTCTTTTAACTTTATACCTTTTACATTATCCTGCCATTCTAATTTAAGCAAACCTTGTTCCATCAGTTCAGGTGCAAATTTGTTTTTGTACAACAATGTTTTTACATGTTCGTTGTATTCATTTGCTTGTAATACTTTTTGTTTTTGTGCTTCTGTCAACACATGACTTTCCCAATATGGATCATCATCTTGTATATAACTGTATGCAATACTCAGTCCTTGTTTTCTTAACCAATCTTCTGTTTCTTTGAGATACAGTATGTTTAATTTACTGACAACAATGTTTGCATTCAGTTGTGCATTTGGCATGCTTTTGAAAACTTCTAGTGTTTTTAGTGTATCACTCCACTTCAAAGGAAAACGCATGTATTCAAATTTATCTTCTATAGCATCTATACTACAGGTTAGTGTTAGTTTTGGAAACTGCAACAGCAAATTCATTTGTTCATCAGTTGGTATTGTGCTGGTGTTTGTGATAATGTCTAAATGACAGTTTGTGTTCCCACAGTCAATTAATTTTTGTAAAGTATAAGCAGTAAGTTTATCATAAAAAGGTTCACCACCTAGTATGCTTACAAATATTAAATCTTTGTGTATTAGTCTATCTATTTCTTTGTGCGGTGTTACTTTTGTTGATTTATATATACCTGCAAGTTTTTCATATTTTTTCCAACCTGTGCTTAAACTACCACCACAGGTGACACAAGCACCATTACATATGTTTGATGTGTACAGTTTGAGATAGTTGGTTTTGTTTTCACCTGCTATTGCAATCTTTTCTATCTCTTTGATATCTTTGTCCCACAAATAATCTAGTGTTTCATTTTTAATTTGTCTATCACTTTTGTGTCCTTGACTTTCTGGTATACTGCAATGAAAACAACCTTTGGGTATTTGATTGTTCAGCATGGTTTGTTTAAGTTTTGGTATATCCTCATCTCTTGGCAACAGACAACATGGACTGTCTGGTGCAATACCAGCCTCTTGTGCAAAGAAAGGCAGTACACAAAAAAATTTATTTTGAGTTGTCATATTTTACCAATCGTTTACTTCTTCAGGTGTTTTTCTAAAACTTTGATATAAACTGTATCTTGTTTCTTGACTTGGTTGTTTCATTCCGTGTAAATAATCTGTAGGAGAAATCATTATATAACCTGTGTTGTATTTATAGGGTACTGTGTACCATGTATCATTTATGTAACAACTGGTGCCTTCACTTATGCCATGACCAACATACACCTGTACATTAGCACTGAGATTTACACTGTGATCTTTGTGTAGATCATTGCAGTATCCTGGAGCATCTTTCCACATCATAAGTCCATTTGGATACACTTTGCCTATGTGTTGTTCAACCACAGTCTGTATAGGTTCAATCTGTGGTACATCAAACACTGGCCATGGCAGTTGTGTTCTTACAACACCATGACCATCATATAGTGTTTGTCCTAGTGATATAGAATCTATGTTTTGTTTAACTTGATGTAAGAAACTTAGATCAAAAACATCAGTTATTTGAAAAAAGTATTCATTGAGTTTTTTTATTTGCATTTGTAACATATTTATCAGTGTAATTGACAGGTTCAACCATTTGTGCTATAGTGTAAATTAACATAAATACAACATACAATAGGAAGCGTTATGAAAAAACAAACCAGAAGTATCCTACAAGAACTCAACAGCATGATATCTGAAAAAGATCGTGGTCATGTGTTTGAAAGTCGTGCAGAAAGTATAATACAGAGCAGTATTAATCTTATCAACGAACTTTATGAACACTATGATGAGGCTGTGGCTGATGACCTTCGCAATAGATTTATCAACAGCATCAAAGGTCAAGATGCAATGAAATTTGTAAGAGGCATTAAAAAGACAAAAGATCAATGAGACTAGTAGAATTTAAACAGCCAATCCGTTGGATGATTGTTGAAAATAAAGAAGGCAAGAACCTTCACCTTGAACACTTGGAAGACCTTGTGTTTCTTCAAGGGCAAAAAGGTGCCAAAAGTGCCTTGCAGTATGTAGACAGTGTCAGGGATATGTTAGCACAAGGGTCAACTGGACAGAGCAATGTAACTGTCAAATGGGACGGTGCACCTGCAATATTTGTTGGAACTGATCCAAGTGACGGCAAATTTTTTGTGAGCACAAAAGGTGTTTTCAATGCAAACCCCAAATTGGTAAAAAGCAGTGCTGATCTACAGAACTTTGGTTCAGAAGGTGTAAGAGAAAAACTGGCATACGCATTTGAACATTTGCGTAAACTTGGAATACAAAATGTATTACAAGGAGATCTTATGTACATTGATAAAGATCTCGAAACCAAAGACATGGAAGATGGCGAAAGCATACTGTTTCAACCAAACACAATTACATATGCAGTGCCTGTTGACAGTGAACTGGGTAAAAAAATCAATGCCAGTAAAATGGGAATAATATTTCACACCACTTACACAGGTGACAATCTAGAGGATATGACTGCAAGTTTTGGTGCAGACATCAGTGGATTAAACAAAACAAATGATGTATGGTTTGATGATGCAACCTATAAAGATGTAAGTGGAGTTGCAACACTGACAGATCAAGAAAATGCAACACTTAAAATGGGAATTGCAACAACCAATGATGCAATGAACAAAGCAGACTTTGAAGCAATCAGCAATCCAGAATATGCAAAATTGTTTCAACAGTATGTGAACAGTAGAATTAAAACAGATCAAACACAGATTGCTGATCCCAAGTCATTTGCAAATGACTTTGTGGAATGGTACAAACAGTACATACAAAAAGATATCAGCAAACTTAAAAACCAAGATCCCCAAGCACCAGCAGTGAAAAAACGTATGGATTTAATAAACAATCAAAATAAATACATAAAAGATAACCTTCCTGGTATTGTTAATGCTCTTGCAGTATACAAAGATCTTATTGCACTCAAGGAGCAGTTGATCAAAAAACTCAACAGGATTGATGGTATCAGTACATTAGTTAGAACAGACACAGGATATAAAGTTACAAATCCAGAAGGGTTTGTGGCAATTGGTAGTGAAGGCAACGCAGTAAAGTTAGTGGATAGATTAGAATTTAGCAGACAGAATTTTAGTGCTGTAAAAAACTGGAGTAAGTGATGAGATTTAGAGATTTCAAAAGGATAAAAGAAAATAAAAGCAAAGTATATGATTATGTGCTGTCTTTAGACAACAAAATTGTTGGAAGATACAGTGGCGAGAATGCATACAGAGAAGCAAAATCCAGTTTAAACTCTGCACACCTACCACCAATGAGTCTCAGCAAAGAACAACAAGCACAATTAAAAATTAATCCTATTCCAAAAAATAGTAAAAAGAACATTGGTGACATGATATTGTTGATTGGTGAAGGTTATTACAAACTTCCCGATATGGATGTGGATAGATATCAAGACAGAGATGATCTTGAAGGTCCATATATGACAAGAAGTGGTAAAGTGTTGTACTATGATCCAGTAGAAGGTGAATATTACGATCCAGATACAGACATGTACATCAGTTACGAAGACTTTTTATCCTATGATAGAAGCAGAAACGAATCACAGTTAATGTTTGTGCCCAGCAAAGTAGGAATAGCATCATTAAAAAATAGAAGTGGCATGGATGCTTATAGAAAATTCTTAGACAAACAACCTATTAAAAAGATTCCTAATCCTAAACTAAAAAAAGCAGTCAGCGAACAACCTGCAGTTAATATAGAACCTACTCCTGATGCAGGTGATAGAAGTGATGCACCAGCGAATGACAACAAGAAACCAAAAAAATTAACTGCTAGACAGAAAATGCAACAGAACAGAATTAGAATGCAAAAGGCAAACAGAGCCATTGCCGCAATTGAACAGCAGAGTGGCAAGACCATGACCAGTGCTGAAAAAGGACAGTTGAGAAATCAAATCAACAACAGACCTGCAGGCACAGGTGTTGCCGCGGCAATAGGTAAATGGCTTGCAAAAGCAGGAGCCAGACATGCTGTTGGTACAGCAGTAAGTGGACCTGCGGCTCCAGTTACTAATATTGCAATGTTGGCCTATGATGCATATAGATTTGGTGCAGATGTTGGACCTAGCATTATAAAATATTTTCAAGGCAAACCAAAAAAAGTACCACCAGTAAAAATTCCTGGTCCAGATAAACCAAAACCAAAGAAAAAACCAGGTGAAGTTATACCATTTCCTAAGAAAACTCCTGACGAAAAAGATCCAGTGGATCCATTTAAAATTGATCCTAAAAAACCTAAGGAAAAACCTGACAATGATAATGTGCCTCCAAAGAAGGAACCTGAAAAGACACCTGATAAAAAACGTGAAAGAGATCCTAAAGATCCAGGCAAGATAGTAGATAAACCACCATTGCCTGTAAAGCCTGGTGATAAGCCAAAGGATACTCCAAAGGAAAAGCCAAAGGATACTCCTAAAAAAGATCCTAAAAAGGATGACGACAAAAAACGTAAGGAAAAAGAAAAAGAGGACGAAAAGAAACGTAAGGAAAAAGAAAAACGTGAAAAAGAAAAACGTGAAAAAGAAAAGACACAACCTAAACGTAAGACACAACCTCAGACTAAGCCAGGAGCCAAACCAGGAACGAAGCCAGGACCTAATCAAAAGCCTGATCAAAAGCCTGAATTAAAGCCTGAATTAAAGCCTGAATTAAAGCCTGAATTAAAGCCAAACTTAAGGCCACAACCTCAAGGTAGAGTACAACCTCAAGGTAGAGTACAACCTCAAGGTAGAACACAACCGCAGAGAGTGACTCCGCCACCTAGATTGAGAACACCTACTCCATTACCGGTACCGGTGCTTCCAACTATTCCTAGTGTAGCAACACCTGGAGGTGATTATGTATACACTGGTGGTAAGGCAAAGCCAAAAGGTTACAAAGACTTAAAGTTTTAGTAAAATGACAGAATACACTAGCAATGAACTAGCAATCATGAATGGCGGACACACATTGGACAAACCCAAGTTCAGTTTCATTCGTGAGGAAATACTAGAGTCACGTTACATCAGAACCAGCAGTGATATCAGTGCATATGATGTAGATGTGCCAGAAACATTTTTTGAACATGTGTTGATGTTACAACAGTTGAGATATGAAAATCCTAGATTTGCTCAAAAATATGCTAGAGATACACTGAGGTATCAATCATTTTCAACTATCAAGACAGAAGCAACAGACCTACACAACCTTGCTGTGATACTGAATAATCCTAGTAGATACAGAAGCAAAACATCTGGACTAGGCAGTGTTAGTTTTGACCAAGTCAAGTTCAAAAGATATTTGCGTGATTTAATTAATGGCAGAAATGATGTTCAGTTTGTTAGAAGTTATCTATTGCAACTACAGAAAACATTAGGTATTTCAGGCAGTACCATGAGAATTGCCAGACGTGTACTCAGTGATTACAACACAAGTGCTGACGGAGAAAAGTCCAGCGTGACCACAAGGCTCAAAGCCAGCCAATGGCGAGATGGTAAATTTCGCAGTGATATCTTTAGACCTTATACAAAAGCCACATAACAACGGTTAAAATACACTATAATCTGATAAATAATAACAAGCATGTACTAGACATGCATTTTAGATGGAGAGAAAACATGGCGGAAATTACTCGCACAAATGGTAATGCTTTTGGTAGTGTGTCACACGACAGAGGCACATCCAGCACAACCAACATTTCAGCAGACGAATTGGTAACAATTAACGGTCCTGTATGTAATTACTTTAAAATAATTATCCAAGATGTATCCGGTGATGTCAACGATTTGAGACCTGAATTAGGTACAGGTGAAGTTGTAGAGGCTGTAATTAGAGAAATAGCCAGCAAAGCAAACGTTGAAGCATACCAAGTAGAGGGTGATACAACTGGACAGATTTCTGTACAGATTTACCCAAAGGGTGCATGGACAAACACAACACTACAGACAGCAATCAGAGCATTGGGAACTACTGTAGGCGGAAACACAATGGATGTGAGCGGTTCAACTGTTTCAGATCCTGGTTTTGAACTAGTATAATAAACTTAGCAGAAAAGGAATAGAAAATGGCAGGTTTTACAAGAGTACATCCAACAGCAACACCAACATTTCCGGTGTCATTGGGTGGTAGCACAGAAAATATTACATACATAGAGATTGATTACTTGGCGGCAGTTAACACAAAAACTGGTCCAGAATCAACACTAGCGGCAGTATACAACATGTTAGGTACATTTGGTACAATCGTATATCAAGGTCCTTTATTTGATGGCAATACAAAGCAAATCATTGGTATTGAAGGCCTAGTTGGTGATGACGAAGACGTGGCAAATTTTGCCGCATTAACTGTTATCCAAACAGCACTACAGGCTCTAGGTACAGTTGATTCAATCAACTTAGGTTCAGCAACAGCAATACGTGGTGGACCATCAGAGTCCAAGCAGGATGCTATTGCTTAATTAATATTTTGCAACAAATTAGAAAAAGGCAGTTATTTTTACTGCCTTTTTTTACGACATAATTAAGTGTATGCATTGTTCTAGTCATTTTCAATCAAAAGATGTGCATCCAGTAGATCTAAACAAACTACAACCTATGGTATACCACATGGATCACAGATGGAAAACCAGAGACTTACCCAGTATAAAAAAATATGGATTGTGGTTGCCTTTGTTGTATTATAAAGTTAGTCCTGAATGGTGGAACACAAACTATTTCAGCCACAAAGGTGCATATGATTATTGGGAATTGATAAATCCTCCAGTTGTTAACGAAGATGGAATGATATGGGCAGTGAAAATTGGATCAAATAGGTTGCATGTACTCAAGCATCTGTTGTATACTAGTGTAGATGCAATATGTTTTGAAGACAGCAATAGTTTGGTACAGTATCATTACAAGTTAAAAGAGATAGATGTAAATGCATTTAAACCAATCAACAATAGTTAAGCAAAACTCCTATCCCAGTCAGGTTATAGGAGTAACACTTGTGGATATATCCAGTACAGGTGTCACCAGAGGTGAAGGCAAAAAAAGAAATCAACACAGGAACTGGGAGACCACACTGCAAATTTTCAGTTTGTTGACACAACCTATTGTAACACAAGAACCCATCTGTGTAGATGCGTGTAGTCCTGAAATAAAAGATGGACCTCTGTGGAAAAAATACGGAAAATTTTTACAGTTTCAAGCCAGTATGCTTTTGCCAAAGTGCAACATGTGGATATTTCAAGTTTGCAGTGAGAACACAGAAGTGTTTGGTCCTAATCTAGATAACTTGAGAAGCAGTTTTGATATGATACCTATTATAACAGGACTAGATGAAACAGTAACAATTCAACCAGCAAGTTTTAATACAAAAAACAAAGAGTTGGTGAATATACAATTTTTTGACAGCAGTTTAAGTATCTTAAAATAATATACCTATGAAAAGAATAGAACTATTGAATAAATAAAATTGTACAGTGTACAAAAAAGATGCAGATAAAATAGGCATAAATTAGGCACAAATAAAAAACAAAACCAGGCTCACAGTACAATCTAGCATCACCCAAAGGATGGTGAAAGTATGTCACAATTAGAGAAAGAGAGTCTTGAAGCACACGTTGATTTGTGTGGTGAAAGGTATAAATCTTTGGAAAACAAACTAGACAACATGTCCAATCGCATGGACAAGTTTGAATCCATGCTAATGGAAGTTCGTGACGTAATGAATAAGATACGTTACGATAGAGACAAACAAATAATAAGTTGGGGTATCGCAATCATCGGTGCCTTGATCGCGGCACTTGCTGGACTATCATTCTACACATTTACAGTTTAAATTCAAAAAAAATATAACGATAAATACTTTTATGAAAATAGAAGAAATAATAAGCGAAGGCATGGCTTGGGGAAAACGCGGAAACAAAGTTGTTCGCAAGTATAGATGCACAAGTGGTAGAAGAAAAAGCCGCTTGGTGTCCAAGCCTTCGCAGTGTTTTGCCGCTCCAGATGTTAAAAAACGCATACGTTTGAAAATGACCAAGTTGCGTTTAGGCTCACGTATGGCCAGAAAATCCAAACGTACAAAAGCAGTAAATCCAGCCAGTAAAAGAGTAGCCGCTTTGAATAGGAAAAGTAGATGAAGATACAAGAGATAGTTGAAACAAAACTTACAGAAAAACAATACATTGTAAAGCAAGTGTTGAGCAACAGACTTATTGTTACTGATCCTGAACAACCAGACATAGACATCACCATTGATCTAGATGATAGAATGATAGATGCAAATGGGGATATTGTTATTATACAACCAAGGCGTTCACCTAATGAAAGAGCAGTGTTGGCAAGACAGTTATTGAAACCAGGAGTACCTGTTGAAATAGAGGGATAATGATAATGAATCAAGTACGAAGACAATCTGATACTTATTATGGAAAGGGGACTACCCCTTCCAAGCCAAGACAATCAAAATATTTTCCAAACACATTTAGTCAAACAAAAGCAAATAAACTTTCCAAAAAACAATTACAAGATTATTTTAGAGATGGTTTTACAAGAGAGCCTCTAACACTATTTGATAATGGACAAGATCTACAGAATGTTTATAAAGAAATAATGGATTACTTTCCAAAAGATGTTGACATAGGCATTTATAATCAACAGCACAAAAGCAGTAAGATGTTGTGGGAAATTGCACACAACAAACATCTTGTTGAAGTAATGCAACAGGTGTATGGACCTAACATTATAATTACCAATGTTCGAATATTTACAAAAAATAAATCACAAAAGTTGGTAAACAAAACAAAAGTACCATTACATCAAGACTTAACATACTACGAACATGAACCAAAAAAATTATCTGCTGTTTGGTTGGCAATAACAGATGTTACACTAGAAAATAGTCCAGTGCAGTTTCTTCCTGGCAGTCATAAAAAAGGTGAATATGCACATAAATTTATAGATCCTAGTAATACTACAAATGGTCTGTACAAAAGTTTAGATCATATTGACTATCAAGAGCAGTTGGTCCCAGTAACAATGAAAGCAGGGCAGTTCACTATACATGATGGTTGGGTAATACATGGTAGTAGTGCTGGTATAAGTGACAGGACAGGATTGCAAATACTATTTACAACTCCAGATGTTAAATTAAAACTAGAAAAAGTGCCTTATGTATCCGAAATGGAAGAGAAATGTGAATGCAGTTTGGTGTGTGGTGTTGATGAGTATGGTTACAACAGTAAAATTAAATTACCACCACAAGGTGAAGTTGAACCAATACAAAAAAGAAATGCATTAAGTACACAATATCTTCCATTATGGATTAACATGAGGAAACAAAATGAATAACATAAAATCTAGAATAACAAAATTTTTTGAAGAGCAGCCAAAACCAAAAGTAAAATTTAAGGTTGTTAACAGTAGGCATGTAAGTGTAAACAATGTTCATGTTATAAAGAAAGATTACTATTGGATTGTGCAAAGGCAAAAATTTACTTTTAAAAAATCAGCAGTGGCTTATGCAGTTTATGAAACAAACAAAGATAATCAAAATTCTAGCATGATAATTAAACTTGATTCACAACTGTCCAAACTACATGAAGATATACTACAGTACAAAAGGCCTACCACCGATAAAATAAAAAAACTCAACCGTTTAAATAGGTTAAGTGCTGTATTGCCAGAATATTATTCAACTAAAAAGCGTCTTGATAGTTTGGTGCAATCAGTTAAACTAGCATAAATACAATATAGAATAAAGAGGATTTCGCCATGAAAATTACAGAAATGTTTACCAAACCAACAAGTAAACAAGTATCAGAATTTACACATAAAGTGTTTGGTCGCAGTATAGATATCAGTAAACTAGATGTTGCTAAAAGGCAACAGATTAGAGAAAGTGTTACAGCAACATTGGCACGATATGACAATGTCAAAGGCACTAAAAAACACAACGAAAAAGAATACTTTCAGTTGAAACTTATTAAAGAAGCATTTGACACATTTCAAGAAGATGATGTAGAAGAAGGCAATGAGTTTATAGATGCAAGACGTAAAGCCATCAAAGCAGGTAAAAAAGAATTCACTGTTGGAGGAAAAACATACAAAGTCACAGGCGATACAAGTCAAGAGATGCAGTCAGAAGACACAGTAACTGAAAATGAAATTCCTACGAAAGCAGAAATACTTGAACTAGAAGATCAAAATCAACATGGCGAGGTTGCAGAAAAACTAGTCAAGGCTTTTGGAACAGACTTTGAGATTGCACTTGTGGATCTAGTCAACAGTATGCATCAAGACAGAGGAAGTATTATGCCTGAAGAACAAAAGGCAAGAGATGCTATCATAAACAAATACTACAACAAGATCAGTGAAGAAGTAAATGAAGAAGCACATGAATTTAAACCAAATCCAGGCAAATATAGTTTTTATACAACACCGGAAGTCAATTTGAGTGTGCAGGACTTTATTGCTATGGTAAAGAAAGCAGATGCTGATGGATATGGCTCAGAACCAGTCTATGACGCAGTATATGGTAGATATGGACAAGAAGTTGAAGATTATGTAGTAGAACTACAAAATGATATCAGTGCTGACATGGGACTACATCCAAAAGATGATTATGAACAGATAGAACAAGAAGCATTTGAACGCATTCTCGGCGAAGATGTAATTGTAGACGAAACAAAACCAGGAAACACAACACACAACATTGATTTTAGTAAACTTGATCCTGCAGACATCAATGCAATTAGTGAAATTGTCAGTGACTATGTAGAAACAAATATGCCAGATGAAGACAACGAATACACATATGATATTGTAATTGACATTGATGAAGATCAAGGATCAAATGAAAGTATCAATGAAAGTGTACAGGTTAATGAAGGCGAAATGGAAAGGTCAGAACTTGTGCTTGCCGCGAAGAGCATTGTTGACAAATATGATGAAATGATCAAAGACGTGGGCGAATTGTTTAACGAAGACCTACAACCATTGGTTGATAAAATCAGAGAT